CTCCCTTTCACGGTGTATACAATGTAATTACAATTTGTTTGTAATGTTTTGTAAAACATCAAGACCTTCGTCTGTCTTAAAGAACATGGCAAGAGCTCCGTATACGTTCTCCCCGAATGGAGCAACCATAATCTTATTTTTCTTGTCATCTGCCCATGTAACAGTTCTATTATCTCCCTTGATGTGTAATATTCCCATTTCTACAGCTCTTACCGCTAAATTTCTTAGCTTAAGGTTTTCATCATCTACTAAATTCATAAACTCTCCAGGATTTTTCTTAGCCCAAAGAATCATATCACGTCTTAGCTCTGATGAGGTTAAAGCAGAAACATTTCCTTTCATTACAACGCGAGCAATAGCCTCTAGGTCGTTGATATCAAGGTTTTTAGCAGATATTTGAGCATCTAGCTCGGAATATAAGCCTTCTACTTCTACAGAAGCATTCTTTTCCTTATCTAGCTCTGTAAACTTCTTCCCATATAAAGGATGTATAAGCAAGAACTTCTGAAGGTTTACATTCCAATCTGGAACGATTAGCGTTCCGTTTTCAAATGTAATAGGCTCTAAAGTAACTACCCCATCTTGCTCATCCACAAAAGGAGTGATTTGATTAGTAGCATACCTTAATGCTCTATTTAGTTTTCCGTCAAAATATGTGAGAGGTTTTCTTCCTGTGTGTTTTACAGGAATCATCATTCGAATAGGAGATTTATTTCCAGTTAATATAAATACTCTATTCTTTTGTTCTAGGTCGGGTAATATTGAGTTATACCCAAAACTTTTTGCAGTTTTTGTTGCCATTTTATTTATAATTTAATTTGATTTAAAAAAGAAGATGAGGGGCAATTATATGCCCCCCTCTCCTATAATGATTATTGCATCAAGATAAAGTTGTTAGCTCCCATTGTACAAAGCGCACGCTCTGACAAGAAGTGAACTTCCATATTATCTTTATCGCTAGTCATAGCTCCTCCAGCAGAACCAACAACCCAAGACTTGTATTTTCTGTCTTCAGTTGGAGATACTCGGTAACGAACGTGTAAGAATGGTCTCTTAGCGTTCTCTCCAAGTACTTGGTCGTATACTGTAGTAGTACCAGCAGGTACAACGATACCATCAATACCACCGATATTACCACGAGTAGTAGCATCGTTTAGATATTTCCAGTCAGACTTATAGAAGTCATATCCGATACGGAATCCTGTAAACCCAAGGTTTAGGGCCATATCTTCATCGTTATCAAACAAACCGTAAGAAGCTGTAGAAGCTCCAGAGTTGTTTTGAGCAGCTAATACTTTGTCAATATCAAAAGATGTTGCACGATTAGCAAAGATTACGTTTTCTTGAATAGCTCCTTCTTTATCAAGAACTTTAGCTAAAGCTTCTAAATCTTCTCTAGAATCAATAGTACCAGAAGAAACGTTACCGCTTTCTGATACTTCGAAGAAAAGACCTTTAGTTCCTTTGTAGTCAACAGAAAGTGCCGCTACACCAGAACCAGTTCCAGCAGGCTCACCTTCAATCATTGAAGTTTCAAGGTAATCCTCGAAACGTAAGCGAGTTTCGCTTTCTGATTTCAAATACCAAAGGTATCCAGAAGCTCCGTTTTCAGTAGATACTTCTACCCACCCAACGTGTGCCATTTCAGAACCAGATACTTCGTATTTGTCTTTGATGATGATTGGGTTGTTTTCTTTAGCTTCGAAATCAGCTTCAAGAGAACCATCCATGCCATTCTCTCCTTTACGGAATTCAGAACCATAGACGAAGATTGTTACGGCGTCATCTGCAGTATATAAAACGTCTCCTCCTGAAGCAACTTCTACTAAGCTGAAGTTTTGATACAAAGCAACTTCGATGCTGTCAGCAGCAGAAGCATCTGTAATAAGAGCTTTTGCTTGAACACCGTTTGGTCCAGAGATAATAATAGTCTGGTTTGTACGGAAGCTATGTCCTGTTACCGCAATATTAGATGCGTCTGTAACTGAACCAGTAGCTTGTACGTGTAGTCTTCCTTGCTCACTCCACTTGATTAAGTCAGAAGAAGAAGGAATCTCAGCTCCTACCATACGCAAGAAAGAAGCTACAGAACGATTTCCGTAACGCTCGAATTCTTGCTCATATAAATCAGGTAGATATTGCTGAGCAAAGTCATATTGTGCATTAGTCAAGTAGTTGCTGTTTTGCAAAGACTTGCCAGGTGCAGGTGTTAGTGAAGTAGAACCGCCAATTGTTACTGTGCCAGTTCCAGCTCCGTCAAAATTAATTGATTGTGCCATTTTGTAAAATGTTTAAGGTTTTAAAATTATTTTTTTCTTATTTTAAGCCCACGACCAAGGTTAGTTCCGTCATTGACGACTTTAAATTTAGTCCCAGGTTTCGATGAATCAACATTTGAACGTACATCCATTTTGATATTTTTCCCATCCTTAACAACTTCATTTACCGCATCTGCCTTGCCTTGCTCATAAAAGAACTTAGCATAAGTTTCTGGGTTCATAGCCATGTTAAGAGCAGCATGATATCTCTTTGGGTCACTCAAGTTGCCTTCACTATCCAAATGTCTGCTAATAAAATTGTTTAAATCTGATTGTTGTTTTACAACTTCATTAACATCTTTTGGCTTAAAACTAAGTTTTTTACCGCCTAAATTAAATTCAAAACCTTCGAACTTATCGTTAAAAAACTCTGATGTCTTCTTCTGAAAGATATCTCTTTGTTTAGAAGCAGCCTCTTGTTGTTTTGTAGACTCATCATTGTATTGCTGATAAAACTCAACAGCTTCTTTAACATCTTCGGGTAGTGCATCCGTACTTGACTCAAGTGGTGCTTTGTACTTATCCCTCATCTGCTCAAAATACTGCTTAGCTTTATGTAGCTCTTGCTTTTTATCAAGACTCTTCCTCTTGACATCTTTCTCTGTATCAGTGTTTTCGTCTACAGTGAACTTATCCTCTATCAAATAATCGATATCAGAATCGTCAAGCTCAGGATTTGATTGCTTGTAGTATTCACGCAGTATAGTTGTTTCTTCATATTCAGAAACATCTTCGTTTGCTTTTACAAAATCTTTTAAGCCACGCTTAGTATCGTTTTTGTACTGCAAATACTTTTCAACCTCCTCAGGAAGCTCTTGTTTATTTTTGTCTTTATTTGAAAGAACGTCTTCTAATTCCTCAAGCCCCATACTGTATTTACTAGTTAGGAACTCAGCAATTATTTCTTGTTTAGAAACCTTTACCTCGGATTCTTGTTGAGGTTCTTCGGCTTCTTTTTCAGCAGCGGATTCCCCCGCTGCTTTAATATTTTCTTCAGCTTCTGGCTGTTGCTCAGGAGCTTTTTCTTCTTGAACTTCCGAGTTTGGCGTGTTTTCACTTTCGACTTCGGCAGTTTCTTGCTCTTTTTTATCTTCTTCTCCCTTTTTTACAGGAGGTTTGGATAGGTCAACTTTAAAGTCAACATCTTGATTTACGTCACTCATAATAGATTAAATTTAAATTTATACTGCAAAATTACTTAAAAAAACTATACATTTTCTTGACCCATCATAGGCGACATGCCACTAGGTTGTTGACCTGGCATAGACTGTATGTTTTTTAATATTTGACTCGCAGCTCCTTCATCTTCAAAATCAACTGGAGGTAGATTTTCTTTTCTCTGCCGTATTAGTTTACTTTGTTGAGAAGCTTGCTTGTCAGTTCTTTTATCTTTTCTATCCTCTTTATATTCTTCTCTACCTTTGTATAGCTCAGCTTCCATTTGCTTTAATTCTATTTCAAACTGATGCTTCATCTTAAGAATCTCAGCATCTATTTGCATCTGAGCTTTCATTCTTTGCATCTCAAGTTCAGCTTTCATTTGCTGCATTTGAGCGTCCGCCTGCATCTTCATTTGCTCTTCTTGCATTCTAGACTGTGAAGCTGCTTGTGCAGATTGAGTATTAGACTCAGTTTGCATCTGGATAGCTTGTTTCTGTTTCTCCATCTCCCTCTTCTCTCTCCTTATTTTTCTTATCTTGAGTAAAGAATTAGCTAAGGTTGCATTTTTGACATCTCTAATATCTATAGCATCTTCTAGTCCTATTTGACCAGCTTGAATAGATTGTTGAATATTTTGCTCTAGTTTTTGTTTTTCCTCTTCATCTGGCTCTATTTCTATGAATATACCAAAATCATGTAGGTGCAACGACATTATCTCGCTTACTATCTCGAAATTGTTTTTTCCAATCATTTTAGCAAAATCCTCAGCAAAATCAGAATATTGAAGTATGTCAGATATTCTATAAGATAAAGCCTCTGCTAGTTTTTTTGTGATTGATATACCAGATAAAACAACATGTCTTGTTGCGGTATTGCTGTTTAGTGCAGCAAGCTTTTGTATTCCAACCAAAGCATATTGGTCTGGATTACTCCCATCTCTAGCCTCATTAATACCTGTCACAGCTCTAATCATGTTCAGCTGATAATTGTACATATTGATAAGACTAGCTATCTTAGCGTTAGAGCCGCTACTTGTAAGCTCTTGAATCGGCACTCTAGCGTTATTAAAGTCACCGTCTTCTGTATAGCTTCTACCAATAACACTACCTGTTTGGAAGTACATTGATAAAGCTTCAGAAGGGTTATAGGACGCTCCATTACCCAAGTCAACACTATTTAATCCATCAGCATCAATAAATACACCATCTGGTATCATTTTAGCAACTACTTGTTGAAGCTTCAAATGAGTGAGCTGTATTTGGTCTGCAAAAGGTATCATTCTTTTAACCAAAGAATCTATGTTTCCTTTTGACATTTTAATAGCTGAAACAATATATGGTGGCAAGGCTTTTTGAAAAGCAGATTTTGGTCTAACCATATTCTGCATAAGCTCCCACTTGATTAAGTGGTTTGTTCCTAAAACCAAAACTCCTTCATACCAAACATCTATTCTTCTAGATACTTTTTTAAATCTAGCTTGCTCCGTTTTTGGAGGGTTGAATGAATTATTTTTCTTTAGTGGTTTTTCACCACCATTTGCATTCTTTTTTACTTTATATACAACTTCTCTATCTGTTTTGTAACAAAAATATAGTAGAGACACATTTGATTTGTCTAAACCACTTTGTGTTTGCATATTTTGTGTACTTCTATAACCATCAAACCTACTGGCTAACTTAGATATTTCCTCAATATCTTCTTGAGTCAATCCAGGATTTATTTTTTTTAGTTCTGTAACGTGTACGGATTTGACCTCTCCGAAATAATAACAATCATTAAAGTAGGGGTCTTCTGTTGGCGAATATACAAAGTTCACAGGGTCAACATACTCTACTCTCACTCCATCGTGTGGGTCAAAAGAATGTTTTACTGCAGATATACCCAAAACAACATTATCCTCATCTATACGTCTTTTTATTTCATCGTAGCTGTTTAGTTCTAGTATCGTTGTTATAGCTGATTCCTCTGCAACCTCAACGCCTTGCTTATATTTAAGTTTCATGTATAAGCTCAGCTCTTCCTCTGATTCAGGAAGTTGGTCCTCAGGGAAGTTAAATACATCTACGCCAGTTGTGTTTTTTATTTCAGACAAGATTGGTTTAGATATCATATCAGCAGCAACCTCCTGTTTAAAATACTCTCTCTTCATAGAAGAAAGGTCGTCTATTGCCTCTACCTTAACATCTAAAAGCCTGTTAGATATACCGTTTACAACAACATCAACAAACTTTGGAATAATCGGAACAGGTGTCCAATCTAGGTTGAGGTAAGATAGGTCGCCATTTACGGCTAATTCATTTTTATATTTATCTACTGGCTGTTCTCCTCTAGCATACAAACGTCTGGATAAAAACTCAGAACGGATTTCACCATACATGCTACTGCCGTAGTCTCTTGAAAACCACTCAGACTCAATAGCATGACCTACTCGAAGTCCATACTCATATGTGTCCTTCTCGATGTCTGGAACAAATTGATTAGGAAAACCACTACCCGAATTGAATCTTGGCTTATTTATCATATTTATTTAATAATTTCACTAACA